ATGCAAAAATATTTTTCCAGAAAAATTACACGAAAATTCTTTTATTCCTTTGCATTTTTTCTGATAACAAGTTTTCTGACGGGGACTATTCTTTTTCCTGTGAAAATAGTTTCTTTGGCTTCTTCTGGTAATTCTATGGAAAACTCTTTAAATCCACTTTCTGACAATTCAGGAATCAACGAGCTTTCTAATCGTTTAAAAAATATTACTACTTCTAATAATATTTCTGTTCAAGCTGCCACTGATAGTACTTCTAATGTTTCTTACCAGACTAACTCTGAAAGTTCCAGTGCATCTTCTGCAAACACTGGATTTCAATCCGCTGCACCTAATGCCATTTTAATGGAAGCCACTACTGGTACAATTCTTTATGAAAAAGATGCAGACAAAGAAAAACCTCCTGCAAGCGTCACAAAAGTTATGACTCTCTTACTTATCTTTGAAGCTCTTTCAAAAAAGCAGATTACCTTAAATGATACGGTTACCGTCAGCGAACACGCTGCATCTATTGCTCACTTATGATGGAACTTATGGTGTAACTTATTTACTCTTAATAAGCTTGCCTTTCTTTAGAAGATTCAGCAGCCTTGTATTCTGCATTGCACTGCCAGTATAATTTTTAATCCCGTTTAAGGTTGCAATCTTTTTGCGGTTACTCTTCGAAGGATTGATACTTAACGATTTCAATGCATCTACAATCGAACTAGATTTTCCCTTATATCGTGGATAGTATACAATCTTTTTCTTAACAGGTTTCTTTGTATTTTCTTCAACTTTTTTCTTCACTGGCTCTTTATAAAGTACATTTAAGTCAAAGTTTCCGCTGTTACCGTTTGAAATCGTCTTTGGGAAACGTCCTTTAGATGTGTACTGCCATGCAATGTTGGCTGCGGCAGGTTTTTTCTCCTGGTCCGGATTTGTTGCAATCTGCATCCGTTTATTGCCGTTATAATAGCGAGCAATCCACCAATTCTGGCACTTGACCAGCTTTCTGTCAATATGCTCTGTGTAATAACTCATGCCGGTGTAGACTCCAAATTTGTAACCACGAGATTCTACTACTGCCTGCGCTGCATTAATAATCTCAGCGATTTTCGCCTTGCTTAAGGCTGCCTGAACCTTATCCTCGATGTCAAACCAGACACCGTAGGTAAAACATTTCTTATCAATCTTATCAAGAATATCGCAGACTAGCTCCATGTCGCTTTTAGCTTTTGACGCTGTTGTTGCGTAAGAGTAATTATATACTCCCCAGTCAATTTCATTCTCATTACAGGCAGCATAGTTTACATTAAACTGCTTATCTCTTGCTAAATCTTTTCTGATAATTTTCAGAATAGCTCCCTCACAACCATATTTCTGGGCTTTCTCCCAGTTTACGGTTCCATTATATGATGACACATCAATTATTTTTTTCATTCCTACTCCTCCTCTGGCAATTCTTCTGTCATATCACTTAAAAATTTTTGAATATATTTCTTAACTCTCTCTGGCACCGGTAGACCGCACAGTGTCATATTTTTTAGGATGCTGACCGCCTCATATAATACAAAAAGCAGGCAGAAGAATTCGCACACACCTAATTTCTGAATTCCTAATAACTTTATGTACTGCTCCGGAATCATAAAGAGCATATTAATGTGCATGATAATGTCTACAAGCATCAGTAACCCAACGCTGAGCAGCATAGCCGCCTTTCTGATTGCTCCGTCAATTCCTACGCAAGAATTAAACTTATGTTCTTTAATCGCCCGAAGCACTCCCAAGATAGTGTCTAATACGACAGCGATTAATAAAATTTCAAAAAATGAATTTCCTGTAAGTAATTTCAACGTTTCCTGAATCATAATCTTCCCCTCCTATTTCTCAGCAAAAACTAATACATTACTCCATCTTCCATAGTATTTTCCGTACAGTGCCCGAACTCTTACATAGTATTTTCCATGCACCATTTCACAATCATCTTTCTTGCAATCACACTCAAAAGCTGCCCAATGGGCTTTTGGGCTTCCGGAAAATTTATATATGTAAGTCTTTGTCTTGTTTTTAAATTTCGGGTCTCTCGAAAATTGATTCTCGAATCCGGTTGCCTTTTTCACAGGGGTCCACTTGTACTCTATGACTCTCCTATCTTTTTCACTGTCGTATTTGTTCTGCACTGCTGTTGCCTTAGGCCGTGGAGATACCGCTGCATAAATCATGTTTCTATAATCATTTCTACTAACAGTCCTTGCTGAAACATTTGACGGAATAATCATTCCGGCTACAAGTAACATCGCTAACATTAAACATAATTTCTTCTTCATAACTTTTCCTCCTATTTTACAATTACTACGCCTCTGTATGTTTTGTTCGTACACCTTCGTACATTTTCTTTCTCAACAGTTACTACACTTTTCTTTCCGTCTGAGAAACGATAAATCTTACCCGATTTGTTATCTCTCAACAAGGCAACTGTGTGAATCGGATTTCCCTCTTCAAACAGGACCATATAGCCTTTTTTCAGCTTCGCATTTAGCTGTTCGGTCGTTAAAGATTTGTGATAAATTGCCGGCTTCCCTGGGCAGATCATATTGATTCCCCTCGTAATTTCTGTAAGCGGATACTTTGCGTCGCATTTCAATTTCTTTCTGGCATGCCGCAGAACCTGCTGCATATTTTTCTTAATGCCTTTGTATCGCAGCGCCATATAAAACGCTACGAGACTGCATCCGTGTGTGCGGATGAACGAAGATTTGAAATTATACTGTGATGGCACCGGAATCTGTCTTCCGTTATCTAGCACGATTCGCCATGGAAATTTCTTTTTTCTTTTCCTGTTTTTTGTTGCTACTATTCTCATTTTTTCTCACCTCCTTGAGAATAAAAAAATACACAACAGTATTAAAAAATACCATTGTGTATTACACAAAATATGTTATTATAATTTTACAACCTACTTTCGTAGGTTAGTATTTTTTTCATTTTTAAAAGCAGCTCCGAAAGGGGCTGTTTTTCTTTTTATTCGTTCATCGTTTCCTTCAGATTTGCAGCCTTTTCAATCGCTTTTAAGTCTGTGTCCGTCAGTACACCGCCCTGGAGCAGTTCGAGTGATAAAGTATCAATAATTTCTGATTGAAGATGGATGATTTCTGACTGTTTTTCAATCATTTTTAAAACGCTGCTCATACACTTCACCTTCTTCTGTTGTTTCTGTCTTTATCTTAGCCTTGCACTCTTCTACATATTTATTGTATGTATCAAATTCTGTTGAATTTTCAGAATCTAATGCTTCTATTTGCAATAATTCTGTGAGTACTGTTTTTAATTCACTTACAGCTTTTCTTAAGATTGCAATCTCTTCTGATAAAGAGTATTTTTTTCTGATCTCATTCTGTATTTGCTCATCCCTGCTTCTTGACTCTTTAATAAGACTTATTCTTGCGTCTCTTATTTCGTTTTGTCTTCTCTCTGAGATTGGCAACGAATTGAATTTCACGTTGTTCATATTCTGTTCCTTTCCATAAACTTAAATAATAGTTATCCATACGTTGTAGGCTATAATATGAATTTCCTTCGGAAATACTTGCATGAAAATCCCGATATGATTCTTCGATTTTATACAGAGTGATTTTTCCAGTTAGAAATGTTTTTGTAACCATATGTCTATATTTTCGTTTTGCGTTTTTGATTTTTGAAGATAATGGTATTTGTACAATTTTACCTGTATTTGTTACCATGAATTTATAACCAAGGAAATCAACTCCTTTACTAATAGGATATATTTTTGTTTTCTTTCGATTATACTCTAGGTTAATCTTAGCAAACATTGGTTCGAGTTTTTCTTTACTCTGAATTGCCTTTTCTTTGTTTTCCACAACAATAATCAAATCATCCATATAGTGCTCATAGCACTCTATATATAGTCGTTCTTTTATGTAATGATCTATCTCATTAAGAACGGTTATTCCTGCAATCTGAATCATTTGACTTCCAGGATCGTATCCGGCATCACCTTGATATTGTTTCTTTAATATCTTTACAACATGTTCAAAGGTTTCTTTATCTAACTTTGTTTTAAAAAGATTCTCTACATATTCATGTTTCAAACTTTTGTAAAAGCTATGAATATCAATTTGGAAAACATATAAATCTATGCCGTATTTATTAACCATTCTGCGTAGCTGTTTTACAAGTCTTTCTCTTGCAAACTTATTACCTTTTCCCACTTGGCAAGCGCAATTATCAAGAATAAAGTTTCTTGTCATTGCAGGATATAGTATATTGTCGTTAAGGCTACGCTGATATACTCTATCCCTGAATGGAACAGATAATATCTCTCGTGGTTTTGGCGATGTGACTTTGAATAAATACGGTTCTCTTTGAACGTAAGTTCTATTTTCTAACTCTTCCGATAAGGCAGCTAGATTTTTAATTGAATGTAACACAAAATTTGCTGTGCTATCTTTCCACAATACACCAAGTTTGCATTTCTGCATTGATTTATAAAGGGATTCATATGTTATCGCTTCTTTGTATTCTAAAATTTTGGTCATAGTGTTTATAAGTCCATATACATAGATACAGACTATCACTAATCTATTGTTCGCCGTATAGGCTTGGAATACATCTCCTTGCTTAAATGTATGTGTGCGTAGTAAATCCTGCAGAAAAACCCTATAGCACATTTTTTAACCAATCAGGGAGGCAACGATTACCGTTGTTCGCGTTCGTATTGTTGCAATTGCCGGACGGATTGACATTATGGACATTGTACGCGTTACCCAAGGCAGCCGACCTCGTTCAGATATATTCCAATGGAAAGCTATTTCTTCTTTGCTTTATTTAATTCTCTTGTGTCGGAAGCTTTCCAATTTTGGATTAGTGTTTTTAATCCTTTCTTTGTTTTTCCGTTTTTTTCCGTATATCCGTTAAGCATTTTGTTGACATTTAAAATTTTCTTCGTTGGAAAATGATTCAGCTGCTGACTTAAATCTAATAAAGCCAGTAGAACATTACATTCTGCATTTGCTTTGGTCTGATATTGTCTACGTATTTCGATGTTTTTCTCATTTCTGTAAATTTCATTCGCAGTATAGAGATATGTATAGATACGCTCTGTGCAGTGAATTATGTCAGTTGTTAATGCCTGATATATTGGTTTAAATGTTTTCTCATTTCTTGTAATTGTTAATATATAATCCATAAGGTTTCTCGCAGAAATTAGAACTTCTAATTTCTGCGTACCTCTTTTTCTTTCTAATACACTTATTTTTCTTCTCTCCTTTAGTAGTGCCGCTTACGCGGCACGATTGTTATTTTGCGATTAAGCAAGCAGGGAGGCAACGATAACCGCTGCTCGCGCCCGCATGGGTGCAATAGCCGGACGGATAGACAAAATGGACAATGCACGCGCTACCCAAGGAAGCCGACCTCGTAAATACGTATTGAGCCGTAGTTGTAGCGTTAATAGCGTATCTGATCAGGATAGGATATGTATTCCATATCTTAAACATTTTTTGTGCGTTTAAGTTGTCAGCACCTTCAGCTAACTTTTTATAATATTCCCACACCTCTCCCTCGTTATCGGACTGTGAAGAATAATCAGTAGTTATATTGCTCTGATTAAAGCTGTGCAGGAACACTCGGTCATATGTTACGAATTCTTGATCCAGATATTTTAAGTTATTACCAATTGTCGTATTCTTTGCAAATTTAATATGACTCTTTAATCCTTCATCCAGTCCGGTTAAGTATCCCTGTATTCTTGTTGCTACACTCGGCTTCCTGTTGTATCGTGTCTGTTTCGTCCACCAGTCAGCGCCTTCTCCATTTAACCACTGTCTTAAATCAGATGTAGCCCAAGCATTATCTCCGTAATAACAACACTCAGGATAGTTTAATTTGCCATAGCCAACGTCTTCACCCCACGTTTCGCCGAGAAGTGTATAACCATCTGCTATCGAATCTGCTGACTCCGTAACTATTACTTCCTCGATTTTTGCATCAGACTCATTAATGCCTGCGTTTGTTATAACGTGCATGGCTATCGCAGTTTCTGAAGTTCCGTTCCAGTCCGAGACTGTTAATCTTATGATACCGCCGGATGGAATATCTTTTGTAAGCGTAAAGTTTGCATATTTTCCGTCCCATTTTGTTTTGAAGGCTGAACCACCATTTTTAGCTACCATCTTAATTGAATAATTACCTGCAGGCAATCCATCTGGTGCTCCTTCCGTTCCATCAAAGCACTGTAATGCCTGCTGAGTGCAAAAAGCAAATCCATCTGGAATTGTTTTGTCCCATTCCAAGTACATTACGTTTGCGTTTCGTTCCTCTGTTTCCTCGGTGTCTTTAATTACTGTATTACTATAATGAACAATATTCAACTCTGGACGGTATGCTGTCTTGTTCCCGCTTGAATCAATTTTATTCCAGTCTGTTACAATCTGTGTTCCGACTGGATATTTTGTTGCTGCTAAGCCGGACTCAACATCGAGGAGAATGTTGTCGAGTCGGTCTTCATCCATGTTGATATTTGCTATCTGCTTTTCAACTACTGATACACGAGTTTCCAGATTTTCAACATGTGCATGGTCCCCTTCGAATTCTTTTGCTACCTTCTGTAATTTTATAAGCTCTTCTGCGGCAGCTTTGGTAAGTTTTACTTCCTGCTCGTTTCCAGTGTCTTCTACCGCTTTCTTTTGTGTTGTGCCAGCCGTGTTAACTGCAGTTACCTGTGATGTTCCAGCTTTTTCCACGGATGCAATTTGTGATGAGCCAGCTGTGTTGATTGCCGTTATCTGTTCCTCAGTCGTAGTATTGATAGTTTCTATCTGTTTAGTACCTTCGTCTGTTACTGCCTGTACAATTTTTGACTGTTGTGTTGCTACAGCATTAACCGCCGCATTGCCTGCGCCCGCAACCCTGCCTGTCTGTGTTGTGCCTTCGTCTGCGACAGCTTTTACCTGTTTAGTTCCCTCATCTGAAACAGCTTTCGTGGAGGTATCTTCCTGTGCTGTAACGGCATTGATAGCTGTTTTTCTTGCTTCTTCAACCGCAGCCTCCGCTACCGATGTTTTCTCTTCAACGTGTGTATCAAATCCGGTTACCTGTTCATTAATATTATCTTCTGATTCCTTAGCCGCCGTCCTTGATGTCTCTGCTGACTGTGCATACCCTGCCGCACTGTCCCGGCTTGCAGCAGCCTCCTCGGATGCTTCTTGCGTATCCTGCCGCATCTGGCTCACATCTGCCTGTGCGGCTTCAACTTCCTGCTGAGACAGCTCTACGGCTGCCCTGGATGTTTCAACTTGCTTGGTTTTGTTGACTACATCATCATGCATTGCGATGTAGTCTGACGTTAATCCGCCCGGTAGGGTCAACATCTGCCAATGTTCTGTGTTTTTACCCGGCTCCGGTGCAATTCCGGATATTTTCTGCGGAAAATCTACCTTACAGAAATACGAACCTCCCTGGTAGCTCACCATGTCGAGATACTCATATAAGGTTGATTTACTATATTCCCCGCAAGGGTTTAGCGCGATATTGCCCAAATCCGTTGCGACGTAGTTATTTTCTGTACTTGGCATCTTATCTCTCCCTTCTAAATTACAATGCTAATTTATATTTCAATCGGCTGCGCTCGCGATCAAAACGAATCTTATCTACACTCGGGTCAGAATACATTATCAGTCGGCCTTTTTTAGTAACATTAAACGCTGCAAAATAAACATTGCCTGTCTCGCCTTTTAAGGAAGCTTCTTTCTCCTTAACATATTTATCAATGTCCCTCTTTCCTTCCTCGACTCGTCCATCTATGCCTTCCGCTGCATTTTTTGCCTCGGTCGCATAATATGCAGCATTATCTTTCTTCCGTTCCGGATAATCTGTATGGCCATGTGCCCAGGACTCTGACTCTTTCGCGCTATCAATTACCGTCTGTTTCGCCTCGCCAAACGCTGTCATTAACTGTTCGTATAAGGTTTGTGAAGGTTCTGGAATATCTCCTGTACGGTATCCTGACTCGTATAATTTAATTGTTACTGCATTTGCAGTTATCATGTCTCCTGCTACAAGCGACACGGTAAATGATGTACTCATAAGTACTTCGGCAGGGATTAAACATGTATCCGTATCTCCGAGCAAAATCGGAACTGGCTCACCATCCCCGCTGTGAAACAAAGCTGTTTTGCTTTTTCCTGCCCAATCATCTGTTTTAAACTCAAATTCTGCATACAAATAATTTCTACTGTTACGAACCGGCACGAAAGTATCTGTCCTGGCAATAATCTGATTATTTACAACAAAGTGTAATACCGGCTGCATTTTCATCCCCCCTTCTATAAAATTCTTGGGATTAACATTAGTTCTAAATATGTTTTGCTAGTGATAACTTTAGAGTCTCCCTTTATTTCAAAATGTTGTTGTTCACCCACATTAAGATTAAACCGTTGTATTTTTCCTTCTGAATATTTATATGCTACTGCGGTTCCGGGTCTATAATAATAATAGACTATCATCCCTTCCGGAATAATAATTGCTAACTTTCTTGAGGTCTTCACGCTAAAAGTAGTGCTCTTTAAAACTGAAGAGCTTAATGTAAAAGTCAAATCTATTATGTCAGTCAATCCTTTTATCTGCCCCCTTACTGCTGCTCCCGCAGTGTCATACGTTGTGCCATCTACACCGACTCTAATATCCGATACTTCTTTTGTAATATCTGGAATTTTTACTTTTCCGTCATAATCTAATATGTGTATAGTCGTATAAAGTGTTATCCACGTATCATCAAAATCGGCTTCTCCAGTGAAAGAAATCGTATCACCCTCATTTAAGCTAACAATAAAATTTGTAAATTCTTCGTCAGTCTCTCCCACTAAACTAATCATGTATTCGTTTTTTTGTACATCATTAATTTTTAACCTTGCATATTGTCTACCCGTGGACGCATTTACGCCGGTAACTTGAACTTTACAATCAAATGAATACAACCCACTTTTTTTAATCTGAACCTTTGAATCACTGGAAATTGTTATGAAATTTCCTAAATTTTCAGATTTAGAACTAATGTTTTTAAAAACATTTAAAGTTGTCTCTGCAGTAGATGCCTGCGCATCACTTTTACATGACATTAAAAAATTATCGGCTTTATATTCTACAACATTATCGGTAGTGTCCTTAACAAGATTATCAATTCTCTTACGTTCTATGTCTACATCTTTGATTGCCTCTCTGTTTTGTGCCCGTGCAACTTCGTCTTTAAAATAATACTTATTACCATCTGGGTCCGTCCACTTGTTAATCGTTGTTTCCATCCTCATCTACCTTTCTTACTCACAATAAGATTTTCGTTTTCCACAGTAAAAGTCAGACCTTCTATGTTCAATTTTAAATTCTCACTGTCATTAATATATCGTATTGGAGATAATTGTTTCTTTAAGACAGGTAACGCTACCCATCTCGTATTAAACTCTTTCGTTCTTCTATCCGATAGGCATATCGAAAATTCCGTTATCCCCTGATATTTGCAAACATTTTCCCCAATGATCCATGAGAAATTAATTAAATTCGTGGTAACTATCTTATCTATCGGAGTATACTCTCCTTCTATATATCGAAGTTTGCCACGTTCTATATTTCTGTATTTAATTTTTACATTATAAGAAGATAAGTCGATTTCTTTGTATCGAACTGGCATTTCAAATTCAATTTGATTAACATCTTTATCCCCAGCTACGCCAAGGAATTGGAGGTCTGATGGGATATTGATTGTTCTTAAGTCATTATCTATCGTAACCATTTCGCTCTCCTACACTTTATATTTTTCATCCGGGAGAAAATTTGAAGTAAAATATGTTAATGAATATGTCTGTTGTGCTGATAAATTTTTCACCGCAATTTTCCCAGATGTTGCTGAAATAAACTCATTATTTATGTTATCTTCTGGCCAAAATCCTTCGGGTAGTGTAATAGATCTTTCCTTAAGTTCACTGAGTGCTACTATGTGAATGATACAGATATTCATTTGCCGAAAGATTTTTAGTGAATATGCTCCATCTTCCAGATTTAATCTATACTTTTGATTTTCTTCTAAAATTTTAGCTTTCATTCTTTCCCATACTTCATTTAATCCTTCTTCACCTAACAAACTCATGTGCATATTCTCCTTACGTCTTCTGCTGTCATCTCCTGGACTCTGCTTCCTATAACCGTTGTGATAATCTGTGTTATATTCTGCCTTGTCTGCTCAGAGATGCCGCTTTGTTTTATCAGATAATCCCCTAATGTCAATGTCTTTGTTTTATCAACCTCTGAGGTCTCTATTTTTAAAACCCTTGCGGATAAAAACAGCTTACTTTTTTCGTCTACAACATTCACGGTATCTCCCAGGGCAACTTCTTTTTCTGTATTTGTGATGCTGCATTCATAATTGACTGCCATCTTACAGACTGACTTTAATTCTTTTAAGGCTCCTTCGAAAAGTGCTTTCTGACTGACAGTGTTTAAGTTGTAAAGCTTTGTGATATGCCTCTTTGTGCCGTTGACGCTACGTCCCCATTTTTCGAGGGCTTTCCGAGACTGCAAGCAATATCCTGTATCTGCTCTGCCATCCCCGTCTCGATCATCAAAGGTCTGTGCCGCTACAACAAAATCTCCATCATCATACTTATACCCATCTAAGGTGACCGATGTTCCGGAATTGTCCGAATCTCCATAGGCATAGAGAGATGTGGCAAGGTTTTCAATAGATTTTGTAACTGTGATGTTGTCTATATCTCTTCCTTTGCGAAGAAACACACCGTTGTTACTGCCACGCTTTTTATAAATGTCTATGTATTTATGATTTACTGTGTGTCCATCCTCACTGAGGGTAAAACGATAATCAAGCTCTACCTCGAATAACTCTGCGATTTCTTTTAATCGTTCAGAGCGTGTCTGTTCAGAGAACTCACATAACTTTGTTGTGTTATCTGTCACTTTATTGATGCCAATCTCATAGCCGCTGCCTATGATTGTATTATTTACTGCTTGCGTAACTGTCAAATTCTTTGCATTGTTTGTTTTTAATGCAACTTCATCTAACAAATCTAAGCCGACATCTTCACAGTAAATATGCCACGTTCCTGCATCGTCATCCTTTTCCGCTTCGATAATTTGAAATAAGATATCCTTATCTCTCTTGCATTTTCTTAAAACGTAGTTTCCCGGAGTTGTATAGTTTTCTACCTTCTGTGGACTGTCTTCGTATAGAACGTCACATTCAAGCGATACAGCCATTGTTTCGATATCTTCTACTTTGCTATCGTTTATAATTCCATAGCCTACAGGAAGGCTTGTGGACGCTTTTCCTATGACATTTAAACTCCTGTCAGTAAAATAAAGTATCACAGCCACACCTCCCGGATAATCATTTCTACATCGGGAGTTTTCGCCCAGCCCGAGGCAAGGACTCCAATCTGGTTATCCCCTGGTTTTAAATAAAAGGATTCCCATTCATTTCCGATAGCTCCTAAGATATCTTTCTGCTTATTGTTTACAAAAATAGAAGCATCTTCACATTTTGCCACTACAATGTCGCCGGCGGCAAAGATGTTACTCGTAGCCTGTGCCTCTGATGGATTGCCAATCTGTATGATTGTATCTGCACTATCTTTATAGGCAGCAACATATCCGGTATTACCTTTTATGTTCCAACGGAGTTCTGGATAGCAATCTTGCGTACCTTCGTAATATATCTTGCTAAGACCAGACAATTTATAAATTTTCTGGTCTACGGAATATTTAAATGGATCAGGACAGGTGAACTCTAGCTCTCCTGTTATACAAAGCTTTCCGGGGTCTGTCTCACCCATGCTTGTAAGGGTTCCAATGAAATATTTATCTGGTTCATCCGAAAATATCATCTTTGCAGAAGATACATTTAAAATCTGAGCCATTTTGTTGTATGCCATGCGGAAGTCAAAAGCGGTAGGGCTCATCAACTGATACCCTACCGTAATCACTCTTTCCTGGAACATTCTGCTTTTAATTTTTTTACCATGTCTTGCTCCGGACTCATAAAAATCTAACTCCGGAGCAAGGGACTCTCTGCCAGTGACGTATAGAGTTCTGTATCCCTCTACTTCATTTTCAAGAAATACTCCATTGAAGTTCATCGCCTCTGAGGGCAATGCTATCTCATCCTGATATTCTGTTGTATCTATGAATTTATATAACATATCTCCCCTCCTAGACCTTTCCGTTCTTTCTGTTATTTCTACGCTGTAAGCGATTCTGTTCTACCATTGTATCCTGCGCTGTTGCCCTGGCAAATTCTTTACCATTGATTTCAAGCGGCACATTTACGGTATACTCTGCTTTCGTGTAATACTCATAATCAGAAGATAACTCCCCGTTAAAGTTTCCTGCAAAAGTTGGGGCCATCTGTGCCGGAACATCTACGATTCCCTGCATAGCAGACTGCACGTTCTTTCTCATTGCTTCTAAACGATTTACAAAACCGATGCCGGTATAATATGCAATCTTATCCATTACTCTTGACGGTGAATGAACTTTCAGTTTTTTCTTTGCCGTCTTTGGAACTGTAGAAGCAAGCTTATTTGATGCTTTCTTCACCTTCTTTGTATTCTTCTTATTAGAGACTCCTTTTACTAAGCCTTTTGATGCCTGCGTTCCAATAGCATTCATCTTTTTCTGCAAGTCTTTGATTGCTTTTGTTACTGCATTGACATACTCTGTATCAAGCTTTGTAATGTATGGCTGATAGTAAGTATTTGCGTTTTTCTTCGCTGTTGCTATGAAGTTTGTATAATCCTTACCGTATTGTTTCAACCAGGTATCACCCTTTTTAAGAAGTTCATTTGTGTATTTAAGTCCTTGTGCGGTATCAAGTGCTTGAATGTCCTTCATCATGTTGTAAGGCAATACTTTCTTTAAATGCTCCATATTTTTCGCAAGAGCGTTGATTTGATTTGTCTGAGATTTGAAATTAACAAGAGAGATAAAGCCGTAATCATCTGACTTGAACAAATCCCCATAATCAGACATCTTTGAAAGAAAATTAGAACGGTCACTTGCTATTGCATCGTATTTTTTCTGATACTTCTTTCCTAAAGCTGTAAAAGTCTTATCTACTGCCTTGATTGCTGCATTGCCCTGTGCCTTTATCTTCTTTGTGATTTTCTCTTTCAACCCTTTGCCTGCGTTTGTATATGCCTTTTTCAGCTTCGCATTTTTCTTATACTTTTTCTGATAAGACTTTGTGACTGCATCAACTTTCTTCTTTAAACTTTTCGTTGTAGAAGAAACTTTTTTATTGATTGTTGTCTTATACTTATCTATTGCCTTACTTGCCATGTCTTCATATTGTCGATTCTGGTTAGCTTTCAATAGAGTCGTTTTGGATGAACCAAGAAGATTCTTTGTTTTTTTCTTTACGCTCTTTAAGCCTGCCTTAATTCCATAGGAAACTTTTGATTTTATAGCCTTTGCATATACATTTGTCTTTTTCTTTTGTAGAGCTGCCTTGGTAAGCTTCTCGCTTACTTTCTTTACTTTTCCAGTACTTTTTTTAATTCCTTTTGCGAAACCACTTCCCATGAATTTACCATCTTTTTCTGTCATTTTCGATGGTGAATGAATCTTAGCTTTCGCCCGGATTGCTTTGTCCGCTGCCGCTACCATTCTGGATGCCGCTGCTTCAATCTGTCCCAGACAAGAACTCATTCCTTGTGCAAAACCTTGGCTGATATAAGCACCTGCAGCATGTGCCCCAGAACGGCCAGAACGCAACTTTGCATTTACTTTTGATACGGCAGAGGATGCAACATTAGGGGCTTTATTCAACCCCGGCTGCATTCCTTGTATAAATCCCGCTCCAACTTTTTGTCCAGAACTTTTTGCCTTCCCAGAAGCGTTTGAAAAAGCACTGATCAACTTACTCATTGCCGATTTTGCCTTACTTCCAATAGCATCCAGCCCTGCGCTCGTTGTCTTAACAGAACTTTGCATACCTTTTAAAGATTTTCCTGCACTTTTTGCATTACTGGCAATTGTTTTCATACTAGAATTCACAAGCTTCAGTGTTCCCGCTAATATAACAGTCCCTCCACTTGCAACAATCATTGCTCCACCAAATATAGTAAGCCCACCTGCTCCAACTGCTGCCGCGGCGGCTATTGCTACAAGACCAGCCGAGGATGCTAATAATGCCGGAGTCAGCATTAATACCGATGCTGAAAGTGCCGTAAATCCTGCGGCTGACGCTATAGCACCAGCTCCAAGTGCCGGAAGAGTTCCTGCTAAAACAGTAACCGATGCGGCAGATATAGCAAGGCCAGCTCCTAATAGGGTGGCACCAGCTCCAAGTGCTATTACTCCTGCGGCAGCTATAACTGCTCCTGCCCCAACTACAACTAGGCCCGCTCCCAGCACTACACATCCTGCTCCTGCTACTAAAGCTCCTGCTCCAAAGGCTACCATGCTTGCACCTAAAGCCGCTATGGACACTGCGGCAGATGTACCATATTCTGATAAAGTAGGAAGGGTTGTCGAAATAACTTTAATCGCCGCTGCTGCCAAAAGTGCCCCTGCTCCCACAAGAACAACTGCTGCTCCAAAGGCTATTAATCCTACCGAACTGGCTGTAAGAGCCGGTCCAATTGCTGCCGCACCTGCTACTAATGCCACAACCGCGACAACCATACCAACCATACAAGCAATTGCTGGTGTCCCGGCATTTGCAAGTGCTATACTGGATGCTGCCATAATAGCTAGACCTGCGGCAACAAGAACAACCGCTGTTCCCAATGCAAGTAACGCTGTTGCACCTGCTTGTGCTCTTTTCGGAGTTTGTGAAAAGGCTTTCATTGCCGCCATTCCTCCGATAGTAAGAGCCACTAAAGCACCTGTCATTCCAACCATTACTCCTATTGCTGCTCCCCCAGAATTTGCAAGTGCTATACTGGATGCTGCCAGTATTCCAAAGCCTGCGGCAATCGTTAATACTCCAACACCAAGCATCATTGTACTTTTTGCCATTGTTAGCATCGCCTTATTGCTTACTTTTGCCGAGTTTCCTGCTGCTGTTTCTCCTGCGGCAACTCCAAACAATTTTGCAGCTAATCCTCCAATGCCTTTTCCTAATAAAGATAATATGGCCTTTGAAAAACTACTTACTCCGGGAGCAAGTGTCTTTACAATCTTAAATGCTTTATAGCCTATCAGTACTTTCGGAAGTACCGTGATTAGTTTTGCGATAGAATCTGAATTTTTTTCACAAAATCCAGCAAACTTAGAAACACCAGATGCAGCTCCGTCTACTACACTTTTAAAATTTGATACCGATTCAGTAGAGCCAAAAGACCCATTTAATTTTTCTAAACTGCCTCCTATTGCACTCACTGCTGAACCAATTGCACTTCGTGCTTCTTTTGTGTCTGAGCTTAATACTTCCCAGTACTTTCCTGCATTTTTCCCAATACTTCCAATTTTCTTTGCAACACTTTTTCCATCTATCTTATCAAGTGAGTCTGTAATTGCACTAACTGCCTTAATTCCTACAGATGAAACACTATCAAACGCTGGTTGTAACTTATTGCTGACTGTTTCTGTCAGTCCATCCATTGCCTGACCAACCGTTTTATATTCTGTTGCCATCTTCGTAAACTGCTTATTTGTTCCCGTCTTGGCTACAGCATTGAAAAAGTCTTCTGTTGCTATTTTGCCATCCTGGACATCTTTAATCATCTGCTGGGTAGATTTTCCCATTGTCTTCGCAACCGCTGATACGCCAGCAGGAGTCTGTTCAACCATGAGTTTAAAGTCTTCCCACTGCACTTTCGGCTTTGCCGCCATCTGGGTAGCCTGCTGCGAGAGTGTCTTCATCGCCTGCTGTGGGTCCTCGGCGGCAGAGGCGAGTCCTCCAAAGCCTTTTACCAGTTTTGTAGTATTCTTTGTTCCTACCGCCGCAAGCTGTGCATATGTAGAAGCCATATCGGAAGAACTGTATATAGTCTGTTCGGCAAATTTTTGTAAGTTTTTTCGTACCTTTGTGATTTGCTTTGTAGACTTTTCTGCGATTGTCATATTGCCCGTAAAGGTCTTCCAGGTTGCACTAGATTCATTCATTCCAGCAACAAGACCGGACAAATTGTTTGTAACTGCCGATACCGCTTTGCCACCTGCTGCCGCAAAAGCTCCGAATCCGATTCCTTTTTTCAGTATTGAACCGAGAGATTCTGTAGACTTCTGTGCAGCTTTCATCCCGGCAGTAAATCCTGCATCTCTTGCGCTAAGTATCGCCTCTACACTGTATGATTCTGACATTAGTCTATCCCTCCTCTCGTTTTAAAAGCTGCTTTACTCTTGCAAATCGGTCTGTTTTGTTCTCTTCTTTCATGATTTCTCTTAAGTTTGCTTCATGGTCGTAGAACTTTTTAAAAATAGTAAAAACAGGCCTTCCTGATTTCTTTCTGGCTTTTGCCTTGAAATTCAGAAACGCCTGTAAATGATTTCTATAATCTTTTTCTTCCTGTTTCAATTCTATTGCTTTTCTTAATAATTTCCATTCGGGGATTGTGAGACTATCTACTTCCTCAAAGCTCTTAAATCCTAAGTACTGAAAACATTCAAGAGCTATCTGTTTGTATATCTCCTCAAAGTCTTTTACTTCTGTTTCTTCTCCGCTTTCTTTTCCTTTGCCGCTTCCAGTTCTGCCGCTTTCTTCTGCTTCTCCATCATCTTCAGCACTTCCGCTGTGATTTTCTTCGTAGCATTCGCTGACTTTAAAAAATCAATCACCTGCTTGAACACATCGTCTATATCCGTGTTCTCATCCTCAATATAAATATCAATATCCTCTTTTTTCAATCGAGGATTCTGTCCCTTATTTGCAATAAATAAAACATCGCATAAAGTCTCGACATTTCCATCCAGTAACTCTCCAAATGCATACTGCATTCCGATGTTCATTTCCTTACCTGGAATTTTTTTTACTGGAATAGTTGTCATCTTATTTACTTCTCTTAAGAATCCCATTCCAAATTTAAACTGATATACCTGTCCATTCATTTCTAATTCAAACATTTATCTTCCTCCTTTAATGATTTAGGCACCTGTTTTTGGTGTATCTGCGAAAGCGTAGGCCTGTTCCTTCTGGCTTGTTGTAATGGTGATGTCTCCGTCTTCTCCCGTTCCATTAATACCAAACGTAAGGGATACTTCTACGAATTCATCTGCATTTGCTGTATATTCGATTTCTGTTAAAAATCCCTGGAAATACTTCCCTTTAAATTTATTGTTTCCGTCTGCTGCCGGTTCCATAAGATTTGCTTCCCAAATCTCAATAAGAGAATCTTCATCTAATGCTTTTTCAAGTTTGTCAATCAGCTTATCACCTTTTTTCAAAATGGAAGTCGCTGTAATCTCTACTTCCGCTGCTCCCGGTGTCCTGATTGAACCATCCTTTGTAGCTGTAGAGTCAGCATCCTTTGACTTGGTACGTCCGTTTTCTGTCGTAAAAGCAAGTGTTGTACCGTCTTCCTTTGCTGCTTCTGATAAGATTCTATACAGATAGACAAGTTTCTTACCCTGTACTGCCTCATTTGCGAAAAGCTGTAAATCTAACCTTTTCATCTATGTACCTCCTAATTAAACTTAAATTCGAGTTCTAATACTCCATGAATGAGGGGCTGTTTTGTTGTTGTGTCCGCTAAAATCCTCTGATCCATGTTTCGAAGATTCCAGCCGAAGTTTTTTGTTGACTGTAACTTATAACAGATATCCTTGATTCCTAACAGAATGCCCGATACTGTTCCTCGCTGTCTTGGACTATTGTGCCAGACATGGATTGTCTGAAAGACATTTCCGAATGCTACCGTTTTATTTCTATCGTCCGTCTGATGAGAATCTGCAAGGTAGATAAACGGGTACGGTGTTCCTTCTGGTGGAAGGAATGAGTCATAAATCCCGATATCTGGATACTTTTCTTTTAATGCTACAAGTAAATAGGAAAATAATTCCTGCTGTGGATCCATGCTTTTCACCTCATTTCACAAGTTTATCCATGTCTTTTTTAAAGAGTTCTTTTTGTTCTTCCCAACTAGGTTTTACGAACGGTTCCGCCTGCATGAACCGAGTCCCGTATTCTACATAAGGCGAGTAATCTGTTGTCGGTCCTACCGCTGCTGTCATCCCGTCATCCCGTATCTCTGTATTGATGCTGTTGGCCGTATCACCAGTCGTATACCCTTTCGTAAATGCTGTCGTTGTCTTCCGTTTCATTTTTCCATTCAGTTCATCTCCGTTGACCTGAACTACTCTTCTAACATCATTTAGATTGCAGTTTGCTTTCAGCTTTCTCTGGAGTTCATTCAGCCCTATCATTTTGATTCCTGACATCAAGCCACCTCCGACACAATAAACGTCTGCTTTGTCCGAAGCTTTCTTGTGTAATCAACCTTATAGATCTTTTCACCAATACGGATGTAATCAAATTTTTCTTTATAATGATTCCGAATGTGTAGCGTAAGACTTCCCTGCTTTATGCTGCCATAGACTAATTTAAGCATCTTTGTTTGTGTGTCCATGACAGAGGCGTATTTTAATGTTTCCTGAATTTTATCCTCTTCGTAATTTCCCGTATCAGAATCATATGCCCCTGGAACTCGTTTCTGAAAAAATACTTGTGTGCCGTACCTCATAAGAATTTGAATCCCCCTTTTCTTTTGTTCTTGTTTCGTTCGTCAAGATAAGCATTGATATCGTCCATATATCCAGAGAAATCATTGTCAGACCAGGAAAGGCTTTCTCCTTCAACACTGTGGGAAGAAAGCCCTTCTGAACCAAGTTTGTTATACCGAATAATTGAAACATCCAAAATAATATAATCCATCTCATCTGGTGGATCTAATCCTCCAAGAAGAAACTTTAACCGTTTTTTTGTCCCTGTAAGGATTAATGTCAATCTTCGGTCAAGACTATGTTCTTCTTCTGGGAGTCCTAATAATTCCTTTAAATCGCTTAATAAAACGATGTCTGTCACTGTACATCACCTTCCTGTACCGCTTCAATCAGTGGTTCTCCTCTTGCGTTTTCTGCTCCAAGAAGTTCTTTAATACGTTTTTCATCTACTTTTTTGCCCTGTCGAGGATACACATCCCCGACAGAATAATTATGATAGATTTCTCCTTCTTTGATTTTCTTTGAATCTGTTAAATCTGCAAATTCTCTGATTACTCTATACATTTACACCCCCGCTTTCGAAGTTACCTCTGTCTTTCCTGCACCAACTACTTTGTACTTGGCATCGCATTCAACAATTACAATCTCTTTTCCGGTTTCAGCGGTGATATCAGAAGAACCATCCCATACAGTCCATCCCTTTACGTTCTGTCCTTTTACCGGCATATCGAGATTTTCTCCGACTTTATACTTGTATGTATTACTATCGGTAGCTGTTGGTGTTACGGTAACCTTAGTGTCTCCAGCCTTTGTTCCGGCCGCACTGGTTACTTTTAATGTTTTAAGAGAACCGGATGTCAACTTAGCAAATGCCTCGTCTTTTACAATCATGAAACCAACATCCATTGTTACTCTCAAAGCCACTAATTCCTGCTCAAACAGATTGACTGGTGTTCCATCGGCATTAGTCAGTGTTGAAAGCTGTGCCGATTCATCTAACTTGTAGCTCATGCCAAATGGGATTCCGTAGTACATATAGTCAAAATCACCGGCATATAATGTTCCCTTATCAAGTGATTTAAGGTCTGCAACTGGCATTCCATCAATTGTATTATTCCCTCTATCATAAATTGATTCAATAACAACACCGTTCTCAATCTTGTGAGCATTTCTTAAAGTGCTTCTATTCCGTTTTGTAGAGATAAAGGCATTTGCATCGTAATCTTCGTCTGTCAGCAGGTCTTCCAGGGCAAGGATATTGTCATAGGTCAGCTCTCCATTGATTGTGTTTCCTGCCTTTTCTGTAGAACCGTCTACCGACTGCGGAAACGGATTTTCCACATTTAAGATTGCTGCCGCATCAAACTTCTTATAGAATGCTTCTGCAATCTTCGGTTTCATAACTTCGAAGAAATCGGACATCTTATACTGGAGATATTCTCTTGAGCATGGGATGATTACACCAAGCTTTTTGGCAACCATCTTAATATTTAACCACTGTGCTTTCGATGTCTTAATCTTTTCGCCTTCACCTACCCAGTAAGCACCTGGTCCTTTTGCAAAGTATTCAAATTTCTTTTCTTTGCCATCCATTTCTTCATACTTTGCAAGCTGCATGACCTTACTGTTTTCCATAACATCTTTTAAAATAAGCGTATTGTATTTTTCCGGGATTGTTCCATCCTTTTTCTCATACATTGTTACATTATCCGGATTAAATTCCGAAGCAAATAACTGTAAATCTAATTTTGTTTTATGCATTTTCTCTATCCTTTCTTTTATTTAATGATTCTGCTCTGTTTTGCCATTGCTGCAATACTTGCATTTCTACTTCTGCCTCCGGCATGAGTTCCCCCGCCGTCATGCGGAGGAGTCTGCCTTGCCTTAGCTTTGATCGCCTCAGAGATTTCTGCATCCCAAACCTTTTTAATATCTGTGATCGCTGTCTTAATCTTCTCTGCATCCATAATGGTTGCTAAAGATTCTGCAAATCCTAACGGGAGAGATTTCTCCTGCAGTTCTTTCTGAACTTCTACAAGAAGCTTTTCCTGCTCAAATTTCGCCTTTTCTTCTTCAAATTCTCTTCTCTCTTTATTGCGAAGATACTCTGCTTTTTCCGATTCGGTCATCTGTGCAAGCTTTTCTGCTTCTGAGAGCTTATCATCCGCCAGTGCCTTCCACTTTGCCTGTGCATTTCCTACAGCTGTATTCACTGCTTTCTGTACTCTGCGGTCAAATTCTGCACGATTTCCTTCCTGTGCTAAAAAATCATCGAAGCTGACAGTTTCTTTACTCCCTTCGCCGCCCTGGTTGTTTCCGTTTGTTCCTTCCGCTCCGGCTCCGCTGCCGTCTCCTGCGCCACCTTCTGCGAATAACTGTAAGTCTAATTTGTATTTACTCATATTGCTCCTTTCTGTACCGCTCCGTACTAAGTCCGAACCGTCACTCTGGGTAGTTTAATGTCATTTCAGACAAATAATAAGTTACACAATTTTTACATTGTTTGGAAATTCATTTGCTATACTGCAAATACCAAGAAAAAAAGAATCTATCAGAGTTTTTGTTTGCTCTGACAGACTCCCAAAATCTAAATTTATGATTACTTTTCCTGATTTTACTACGCAAGTGCTCTTATCCTGTGTCAAATTCTGAATAGAATTAACTAAGTTCTGTGTGAGAATTGAAACTGCTGCACATGTAATGTCTTCCCCTTTTTTTGCAAAGCCAGCATGTCCGCTAACTTTGACTTCATCTTTTCGAACGCTTACTTCAATCAAAAGAAACCCTCCTTCCTTTCCGGTCATTCCCCGCCGGTGGGAGATAACCTGGATCACCTCCTATTCTTCTGTGTGACATGTATTTGTTAATTTCCCATACACATCTTCGTAAAGTTCCTGTTTGTCTCCGTTATAGGTATATTCGGCATAGATGCCGTCACCCGAAATTGTTGTTGATGCAAGACACTTGTAATTTTGTAATGTCTTACAAGACCAGACAATATATACATTACTGAGGTCAATCTCTACACACGCTTTGTTTTTGCGATACCATTCAACCAATTTTCTTTTGCACACTGATTCAAAGTGTGCCATTCCTGTGATGATCATGTCTTTCTCCTTTCTTGCACCGGCACAATTAAATCATTAAGTCTACATCCTCCATTGCTGCTCTTGCTTCGAGTACCGCCATGTAATCTGCCATAGCTTTAAGCTGCATATTGTAAGTGCTGCGTGGGCAAGTAGGTTCAAAGGCAAGCGTTCCCTCATCCCATTTCTTAAGCATTTTTCTTAATCCGTCAAAGCGAATCTCTAACTGCTTATATTCTGCTTTGAAACGCTCTTTGTAGTCTTCACTTATCATACCTATCGCCGTTGCTGGAAGCTTATTCTTATCATATTCTCTGTAAGCTTCCTCAAATGCATATGCCGGAGACCAGCTTACATAATCATCGCTGTACTTCACGAGATAGCCTGCGTCCTCTGGATTTTCGTCCGCTGGAATCTGCCAGCCTCTGTAGTTATTGTAATCTCCTCTTGTCATTGGTCTTGCTTCAATTACTTTTGTTCCAACATACTTTTTCATGTTCTCTTACCTTCCTTTTCTTAAAAATAAGTATAAAAATGCCACCAATCGCAATGATTGATGGTATTATTTTTGATAATAAGTTTTGATAAAGCTGTCCGCTCTATATTTCGTTGTTATCTGTACATTATCAAAACTTACAAGTATTGATAATGGAAGTCAGATAAAATCACTCGTTTTTCCATCCTATAGGATATCCTGCATTTTCCCATTCCTCAAATGTCACTTGTTCTGGAATAAGTCCAAACATCTTCATTACTTTTAAATCACTTTCTTTTGACTTTCGAATTTCTTCTTCACTTGGTTTTTGTAGCATCCTCTCTTTTGCTTCCTGGGTCAGACTTGCTTTTTCCTTTTCCGTAGGATGTACATCATCGTATCTAGTTCGAAGTAAAAAACATTCGTGTTGAGATAATTCTCCTTTTCTTCTTTCCTGCTCATCTCGCGGCAGCCATATCCATTCTCTTGCTGTTAAGCCCATCGCTATCGCTCCTTTAAAAGTATGAAATATTTTCCGTTGTAATTCACTGTTTTTACAACACAAAATTCTTGTTTTCGTTCATAAAGCACTTCTTTTTCATCTAAGCCAATCGAACTAATATCTCTTCCTCTCTTTGAGGACTGAACATAAATTTGTATGTCTGCATCTTCATTATACCCTCTTTCTTTTGACATGCTCCAATATTGATTTATTGTGACTGTCTCATTTTCAACATACTCTTTCATAAATTTTTCAATTCTCTCATTTTTATCTGAAAAAGCCGTAAAATCAACTGTCCGTATAAGATTTCCTTCATATTGGGGCATCTTTGATAAAGCAGAATCTAACTCTTCTACAAACTTTCGTTCCTGTTCTGGAAGTTCATCTGTATCTTTATGATTTCTTAGTAGCTCATTAATTCTATAAGCTGCTGAACTCTTGTATTCAAGAAGTGTTTTCTTTTCTTTCTTCGTTAACTGCATCTTATCAGATTTACCAAGTGTTTTCAAGCGTTCCCATTCTTCCGTGGTTCCACCTTTATCAAGCCAATCTAGCCATGCATGATAATCTTCCATATCATGAGCTGGACCAGTAGTACAATGACACTGAGGATGCATAGGTGGGGCATTTTCTCCCGGCATCATATCCGATACATTAAATATCTTCCCATCTAATCCTTTGCAGATCTTACATGGATGCGGTCCCGTTGCCATATACTCATACTTTTCATTGCCATTCTTCTCATAAGATTGTTTTGCAACTTCTGTCTGTGCTCTTCGGAATAAATCC